GCGTGTAGGCAATAGCTTAAAGAGATTCTGTGAAGAAAACGACGCTATCTTTTATATGGCAGGGTATCACACAGAAAGCCACGAATGGCAAATGTGCGAAAAGACTATCACGGGGGAATCAATAGAAAACCGACCTAACTGGTTTAAAACTATTCGAGGCACAACGCCAACAGATTACGGGACTTCATATTCTTTATTTGACTTTTGTATAGCCCCATTACAAGATACTAATTTTAACCAGTATAAAAGCGAATTAAAGATAGTAGAGGCAGCCGCTTATAATTTACCTATAATTGTATCAAATGTCAAACCATATACGCTACACAAGGGGAATAAAGGAGTTATTTTTGCTGAGAACAATGAGCAATCGTGGTATGATTGTCTTTGCCGTATGGCTAAACTAAACATAGGACATTTGAATGCTGAGTATTGTAACCATCACCACAACTTAAACGCAATAAACCAAACACGCTACGAATTACTCAAATCACTATGCAAATAACTTACAATCGTCCATTCGTTACGACTTACCAAGAAGCCATCCTTGATGCACCTGAACGTTACACGGTAACGGCAGCAGCGACTAAGTGTGGAAAAACGGCAAGTCATATCATTTGGATGTTTGAACAAGCCTTGAAATTAAAAGAAAATCAAGCGGTGTGGTGGGTTGCACCAGTCTATCAACAAGCTGAGATAGCATTTCGTAGAATGAAAACCCAAATTAATGTGAAGGACTTTTTTATTACAAATGAAAGTAAGTTAACATTGATTTTGCCAAATGGTGCAAGAATAGAATTTAAGTCAGCAGAAAAACCCGACAACTTATACGGTGACGATGTCTATTCAGCAGTAGTGGATGAGGCGTCGAGGATGCGTGAAGAAAGTTGGTTTGCTTTGCGTACTACATTGACGGCTACAAAAGGCAAGTGCAAACTAATTGGTAACGTCAAAGGCAAAAAGAATTGGTTTTATAAATTGGGTGAACGTGCAAGACTTGGTGAACCTGACTACAAGTTTTTTAAGATTACGGCATACGATGCTGCAAAAGAGGGCATACTTGACTTAGAAGAAATTGAACAAGCAAAGAGAGATTTGCCTGAGTTTGTTTTTAAAGAGTTGTATCTTGCAGAACCGGGAGACGATAAGTCAAACCCATTCGGAATAGACAACATTCGAAGATGTTATTCACCTATTAGTAATAGTACGCCCATTGCATTTGGTATAGATTTGGCGAAATATACGGATTGGACTGTGATAACGGGGTTGGATAAAGATAATAGGGTGTGTTATCTCGACAGATTTCAATCTGACTGGGAGCAAACGCAAAGAAAAATAGTAAATGTGGTTGGCAGAATACCAGCGTTTGTGGATTCAACTGGTGTCGGTGACCCAATAGTGGAAAACTTACAACGCTTATTGCCTAACATAAAAGGTTTTAAATTCACATCACAAAGTAAACAACAAATAATTGAAGGGTTAGTAATGGAAATACAACAAAATTCTATTGCATTCCCTGAATCCCCTATCGGGTACGAATTGGAGAACATCGAGTACGAATACACCCGAACGGGAGTAAAGTATGCTGCACCAAGTGGGCTGCACGATGACTGTGTTATGTCCTTAGCACTTGCAGTAGATTGTAAAAAACATAATAAAAAAGGTATATTTGCATTCGCATAATGATAACAATAAGACATATACAAGAATTAAAGGAGATAGACCACTATTCACCTTTAGAAAAAGCCATTCACACTATTTGCATAGTAGATGGTAGAGATATTGACGAGGTCGAAGAAATGAAAGTTTACGACTTATTCAATAGGTTCAATACAATAATGGACAATTTAAAGTTTGAAGATACTATTCAGCTTAGATTCAAAATTAAAGGTAGGCGATTTAGAATGATTCCTAATGCAATGGAAATGCAAGGTCAACACTTCATATCACTTCAACAATTTAATAGCGAAGACACGCTTCCAAACTTGCATAGGATAATGGCAATGCTGAGTGAAGAAGTAAACATATTGGGTCGACCTAAAAAAATCAAAAACTTAGGTGTGCAATTTGAAGAAGTCAGTAACTTGTTTTTACATTTGCCTTATCAGATTGCGTATGGCTACACGCTTTTTTTTTCTCGTCTTTATCCGAAATTGTTGGACGCTACCCAAACTTATTTGAGTCAGATGGTGGAGAGTCTCAAGGCAAAAGCAATGGAATACAAGGATGGTTTGAACTCGTGAATCAAATATGCAAAGGTGAACGTGATAAATGGGATTATATTTTGGAAATGCCTATTGTCGAGTTTTTAAATACAGTTGCATTTTACGTGGGTAAGCAAAAAGAGTTTAACAAAGATTTGCAAAAATGTACTACGTTTGAATCTATGGTACTTGCATATTTAAGAAATTTAGTTTAGGTTTGTATTGTTCTTCTAAAATACAAAAGTTTTGACTTTTAGCCCTGCACAAGTTGTGGGGTTTTTTTATGTCATAAATTAGTGTATATTTGTGTTCGTTCTTTCAATCGTGCTTTAACCCTCATACCTTAAACCAAGTATGGGGGTTTTTTCATCAAAGCAACAAAATTCACAAAGTGCTAATATATAAGAGTGAGTATAACAGTCAATCAAAAACCCGACGATAACGCACCAGCATATAATGATTTAAATTTTGTCATTACTGAGAGTGATAGTGCTATTTACACTAAGCCAAACTTTAAATTTATTGCCGATGTATTTGAAAATACAACACGAATTGCACGTTTAAAAGCACCTATCTATCCGAATAGCACCAACAAAAGTGTTTTTAACATTGGTAGGTTAATTGAAAACTTTGTAACTTTTGATTGGGACATTGACGATACGTCTGTGAGTGGATGTCCAAATAGTAATGTTTACTACAAGGTAAACTTTGGTTACGAGTATTCAACTGGCACTACTTCACCAATTATTGAAGTAAGTGGTGCAACTAACGTGACGGGATTAACTGCGTACAATATGGCTTTAAACCCTATTGACTTTGTTACGTTTGACGAGGATGACTACAAAATAAACACCACAAAGAATGCCGAGTTTTTAACAACAATGCGAAGTAAAACCATTTATCAAAATCAAAAAGACTGGCTTTACTTTTGGCGTGGGAATGCTGTGAGTGTACAAATTAAAACTTTCCCAGCAGCCACAACACAAATAATTTTACTAAGTGGAATAACAGATTCGGTTATACGGATTCCAATAATACCAGCAAGTGGTGCAACTTATTTAGAAGTCAAAGCAGTTGGTTCTGGCTCAACAAGTGAAACATATAGAATAGACATAGAAGATGAATGCACAAAGTACGCAAATAATGACGTTTACTTCCTCAACAGATACGGGGCTATCGAGTCATTTCGGTTTAATCGGGTGCGAAAAGATAACTTTACTATACAAAGAAAAACTTATAAGCAAACACAATACAGTTTATCAGGTTCAAGTTATTCCTACGAGACCAGTGCAAGAAGTATCAGTAACTACAACACTGAAATAATGCAAAAAATCACACTCAATTCCAATTGGATAACCGAAGAAGAAAGTGTATGGCTCAAAGAGTTGGTAGCTTCACCCTCTATATGGTTGTTAGACGATGGAGTTTTGAAAGCAATTAACATCACTAACACCGACTACTCGGTAAAAACATTGTTAAACGACAAAGTGTTTAATTTGACAATAGAATGCGATTTGTCATTTGTAGATAAAGTTCAACGTTTATGATAAACTTATTTGTAAATAATACGCTGGTCGATTTAAGCGAAGATTTCGACCTACTTATTACTCGTTCAATTGCAGATATTAAAAACCCTGAACAAAGGTCAAGTGATTGGTCAAAGACTGCAAAGATACCAGGCACAAAAACAAATAACATTTTATTCGGTGGTATATTTGAAGTTGAACACACGGTTTTAGGGAGTGGGCAATTTGCACCTAACTTTAACCCAAACAAAAAAGCCGATGTCGTTGTTTTGGTCGATGGCTTCGAGCAGTTAAGGGGATTTATCAGATTGATTCAAATAAACGTTCTTGACCACGATTTTATCGAATATGAATGCTCACTACACGGACAGACTGCTGACTTGTTTACAACGCTTGGAAATGCCAAATTAAGCGAATTAAACTTTGATGAATACAACCACACGTTAACAGATACTAACGTAACAAATAGTTGGGATACGTCAATTGTAAAAAATGGTAGCTCACAAGCATTTCAATATGGTGAGGGTTATGTTTACGCTCAAATGTTAAATAAGTATGGCAGCCAAAATACCAACACAAACCAATGGAGAGTAGATGACCATATGCCTTGTTTATATGCTAAAACTATTGTCGACAAAATAATGTCAACTACTGGCTATCAATATACAAGTGATTCATTTTTCACAACTGATAGGTTTAAACGTTTAATTATTCCTTACACAAACTTTGGTTTTGCTGCTGATGAAACTGAACTTTCTACAAGATTATTTCAATCATCTAATACAAGCAATATAACAATCACATCTTTTGGTCAAACAGTTGCATATAACAACGATTCAACTGGTGGTAACTTTGATAATGGTGGGAACTATAATAATTCTACATATAAATTTACATCACCAGTAACGGCAAACTATGATTTTTATTTAAAAATAAAAGGTAATGCATTTTTATCCGTTGGTATAGGTACACCTGATTATGCACCAATAGGATTTGGAATATATAAAAATGGAATTTTAGTTAGAATGTTAACTGCAAATTCTGAAACCGATGGGATAACAAATTGGACTTATGATACAACAGTTTTAGGGAATGTAAATTGTTTAGTTGGCGATTTAATTGAAATTAAATTTGCCCAATTTTTTAACATTAGTTCAGCACCACTTGGATTCCCAGTTATTACATTAGATGCAAATCAAAACTTTTTTTATAATCATATTAATGCGTCTAAATTTGGATATAATAATATTTTAGATTTTGCATTCTTTTTCTCAGGTGATTTCACACAAAAAGATTTGCTAATTAACTTTGTTAAAATGTTTAATTTGTATATTGAACAAGATAGCAACAATGCAAAGAAACTTAGATTTGTACCACGTGACGATTTCTACAATGGCACTACTCAAGATTGGACAAGTTTAGTTGACTATTCACAAAATGTACAGATAGTTCCTATGGGTGACTTAGAGGCAAACCCTTATATTTTTACTTATAAAGAAGGTGAAGATTTCTATAACAAAGAATATAAGCAAAGCACAAGCAAAATATATGGTGATAGACTTATAAGGGTTGACAATGACTTTGTAAAACAAGAAAAGAAAATAGAAATTACATTTGCACCTACAATGTTATTTGCTTCTGAAAATAGGTATTATTCTATCATTTTAAATGGCAATAACGACAAAGGGCAATTAAGATGTTTGTATTATGGTGGTGTAAAAACGACATCAGCATACGAGGTTTATAATACAACCGTCACAAATACATTAAATTTTACTAAATATCCGTTGACATTGCACATTGACGATACCGATAATATGCAGTTTGACCTTAATTTTGGTATGTCGAATTACATTTTAGCCGACAAAGGGCTTAAATTCAGCAACCAAAACTTAGTTAATGTATATTGGTATAAAACAATTCGGGAAATTACCGATAAGAATAGCAAAGTTTTTAAAGGATATTTCCGTATCAATCCGTATCAATGGGCAAATATTCAATTTAAGGACTTGTATTTCTTTGAAGGGCAGTATTGGAGATTAAACAAAATAACCGATTACAACCCTTTACAAGAAGGTGTGTACCTATGTGAGTTTCTTTTGGTCACTTACTATGAACCATCGACTTCAAACAAAAAGAATGTAGGCGTAGGGGCTACAGATATTTTAAACGATAGATTTCCATTTGGCAAACCAATTGGATTCACGGGCGTAACTACTGGGGGCGTAAACATTGGCGATAGTGGCTTAGATTCTAAAGACAATATCACGGTAGGCAATGACCACGTTTCGCAAGGTAGATTTGCAAACACTATTTTAGGTGGTACACAAGTAAACATCCCAATTAATTTTGAAAGTGTAACGGCTATAAACTGCGATACTTATTCTATCACAGAATCAAATCGTTTCTATGTAGAAAATTTCCCACAGATGGGTGCTTATAGTTGTGGTGGTAATGTAATTGAAATTGACAACACCGATAGCCCGTACACGTCTTTATACGATGACTATTTAATAGTGTGCGATATGACGGGCAACATATCTGTAATTTTACCTAACCCATCAGCAAATAAAGGCAAAATATTTGTCGTTAAAAAATTAGGTAGTCCACATACAATAACTGTAACTGCTGGTGATGGTTCTATTTTAATAGATACGTCAACAAGTCACACAATTACCAATAATAAAGAAGCACATCAATTTATTTCAACAGGAACACAATATTACGTTATAGTACCTTAAAACAAAACAATGGCAAAATCAACCGCAGCAATAGAAATAGAAGTAACCCCAAAAGGTGGTGCAACAGAAACCGTAAAGACGTTTAAACAACAATTAAAAGAAGCCAAAAACGAGGCTCAACAATTAGTTGCCACGTTTGGCGAATTTAGCAATGAAGCGTTAGCGGGTCAACAAAGAGTTGCAAATCTTTCAGACCAAATGGAAGATTTTAACGACCGAGTAAAAGCGTTAAATCCTGACAAGTTCGCAAAGGTACAAACAGTTGTTACTGGCGTTGCAAGTGGTTTTAGTGCAGCACAAGGGGCTATGGCTTTGTTTGGTAGTGAAAGTGAAGATTTGCAAAAGACACTTGTAAAAGTACAAGGTGCTATGGCATTGGCTCAAGGACTTGAAGGCATTGGTAAAGTACAACAACAATTTAAAACATTAGCAACAGAATTAAAAGGAAATGTAACTAAATCATTTAGCACTGTGAAGGGTGCAATGTCAGCGCTTGGAATTGGTTTACTTATTGCTGCACTTGGTTATGTAATAACAAACTTTGAAAAGGTTAAAAAAACACTTTATAATTTAATACCAGGACTTGCAGATTTTGCAAATTTTGTTGGTGATTTAATACAAGGGTTTACAGATTGGTTAGGGGTAACTTCTGAGCAAGATAGGGCTTTAGAAAAACTTAACAAAACAACTGATAAAAGCAATGAAAAATTAGACCGTGAAGCAAAGCTACTTGAGGCACAAGGTAATAAATTAGGGGCGTATGCAAAACAACGTCAAAAATTAGTTAACGAATTAAATCAAGCCCGTGCAAATCTTGGGAAAAACAATGAAAAAGAATGGGGAAAAATTATTGACGATACTAAAAATGCATTATCTATTTTAAGTATCGATATTAGTAACTACATAAAAGAACAATCGGATGCAGATAAAAAAGCTAAAGAAGATGCAGCCTCTAAACGCAAAGCCGATTTAGACAAACAAAGTGCAAATGCATTGGAACGTAGGGCTACATTACTATCTTTAGAACAAAATACTTTAAAACAAGTACAAGATGCTGCCAACGCTTCATTTAATACTAAATTAAAAGGATTACGTGAACAAGGTTATACTGAGGCACAAATTTTAAAATTAAGAAATGCTGAAATTTCAAAAGTAACAAAAGACTTTAACGACAAACAAAAAACAGAAGCCGACAAATTAGCAGCCGATACAAAGGCAAGTAAAGAAAAATTTATTGAAGCAGAATTATCAGCAACACAAAAGCAATATCTACAACAAATTAATTTTATTAAACTTCGAGATGCTAATTTAGTTGACCAAAGCAAAACAAATCAAGAAATTGCGGATTTAGAATTAAAAAGTTTAGAAGCCCAATTAGCCACAAAGAAAAAGTTTGCTGAAGATACAACTGCAATTGAACAACAAATACTTGACAAAAAACGTGGTATTCGTGAGCAAGATTTAGCAGAAGAAAAAGCAAAAGCAGACAAAGAAAAAGCAATACAAACTGCAAAATTTCAAGCCGTCAATGATTCGTTAACGGCTATTGCTGACATTTATAGTGCGTTTGCGGGTAAAAGCGAAGAAGACCAAAAGAAAGCATTTGAAGTAAACAAAGCAGCACAAATTGCACAAGCAATTATAAACACATATCAAGGTGTGACGGCTGCCTTAAGTTCAGTCCCTTTATTTCCTGGTCAACAATTTGTAAATGCTGGGTTAGCCCTTGCTGCTGGTTTGGCTGCGGTAAAAAGAATTAGCGATACTAAATTTCAAAGCAAAAATGCACAAGGTGGTGATATTCCAACACAAAGTTCTGGTGCTGGTATGCAACAAATGGCTGCACCTAATATGTCAAGTTTAGGCAATGGCAATGAGTTAACACAAGACAGACGTGTGTACGTTACAGAAGGCGATATTTCACGCACACAAAAGCGTGTAAGCAACAATCAAAGTGTAAGTGTAGTAGAATAACGCAACAAAATTTAAATTAAACTAATATACATTATATGGATTTACCTATTTACAAATTGACCATATCTGAGGACGATTTAGAAAGTGGCGTCGAATTTATTTCTTTAGTTGACAAACCAGCAATAGAAAAAGATTTTATGTTATTCAATAAATTTGAATCATTTAACGATTATCCTGAATCAGCAAAAAGCAATGCAGAACGTGGTATAAGATTGAATGATGAATTAGGGAATAAATGTGCAACTCAAGTGGGCAAAGTTAGGGCGCAGCAAATTGCAAACGGTGAACCATTAAGTGAAGAAACAATTAAACGCACTTACTCATATTTGTCAAGGGCTAAAGAATATTACAACCCAAGTGATTCTGAGGCGTGTGGTACTATTTCTTATCTATTGTGGGGTGGTGAAGAAATGTTAGGATGGTGTGAACGTAAAATGTCTACTTTCAAAAAAACATTTGCTATTCAAAATGAAGAAAAAAGGATTATTTCAGGGGCTGCGATGTTGGCTGATTTGCCGATTTATCGTCGTGACGATAGTCGTGGTGAATATTACGTGGTCTTTGACAAAGAAACCATTTATAAAATTGCTAAAAAATGGGCGAAAAACAACAAGTACAATAGTGTAAATGTTGACCACGATAAGGCAATAGATGGATGCGTTTTATTTGAATCTTATTTATTGGATTTTGAACGTGGTATAATGCCACCAAAAGGTTTTGATGATGCAAAAGATGGTAGTTGGTTTGTTAGTTATTTTATTGAAGACGATGCAAATTGGGAAAAATGCAAAGATGGAACTTGGAATGGTTTTAGCGTAGAAGGCTTTTTTGATTTTGTAGAACCTATAGAAGAAGATAAAATTTTAGAAGACTTGAAATCACTACTATCAAAGTGGAATGGCAAATAAAAAATGCAACAAATAAAACATAAAACTAATATATATAAAAATGGACTCAAAAAGTTTAATTCAAGAAATCCGCTCAATGTTGAAATTTGACGATGCGGTATCAGTTGAAATGGCTACTGCCGTTTTGACCGATGGAACGGTAATCAAATGGGAAGGTGAACTTTCTGTAGGTACTGCTATTTTAGTAGAAACTGCTGAAGGCGATATTCCTGCACCCGACGCTACACACGAAGTAGAAGGTGGTACACTTGTAACTACTGTTGCTGGTATCGTAACTGAAATCGTAGAACCTACTGCAGAAGTTGAAGTTGAAATCGAAGCTGCAAAAGAATTTGCAACAATCGAAAAATTCAACGAAGTAGTAAGTAACTTAGAAAGCAAAATCGCTATTTTGACTGCACAATTTGAAAGTGTAGTTGCTAAATTAGAAAAGCAAAGTGAAATGTTTTCTAAAACCGTTGACTTAGTAGAGAAGGTTGCAAATCTTCCAAGTGCTGAACCAACAAAAGCCCCTGAGACGTTAAGCAAAAAAGAGCAACAATTTGCAAACATTGTAAAAATCGCACAACAACTAAAGAAAAAATAAAAATATGTCATTTGTAGTATCATCACTCGCAAATTACACCAATGAGCAGAGTCTTAATTTATTAAGCAAAGCCCTATTCGGTGGTAAAACGGCTCGTTTAATGTACGACGCTGGTCAAGTTCAAGTAGGTATCAAATCTGCTGAAACTCTTAACATTCTATCTTCAGACGTTTATTTCCAAAACGATTCTTGTGGTCTGACCCCGTCTGGTTTAACAACTTTCACACAAAGAACCTTAACTGTTGGTAAACTTGCAGTTGAAGAAACTTTATGCCCTAAAACTTTGGAAGCTAAATGGATGCAAACACAAATCGCTCCAGGTTCTGCAGTAGCATTGCCATTTGAAGAACTTATCGGTTCTGAGAAAGCTGGTGTAATTGCTGAAAAATTGGAAATTGCTATTTGGCAAGGAACTGTGGCAACTTCTAACACTAACCCTAACACTAACAAGTTCGATGGTTTTACAACTATCTTGACTGCGTTGGGCTTCGGTGGTTCAGGTGACCCTATTTCAGGAAACACTATCAGTGCAACTTCAATCACAACTTCAAACGCTGATGACATCTTAGATGCTATCTACGCTGCTATTCCTTCAAGAATTGCAAGTAAAGACAACTTGGTTTGTTTTTGTGGAGTAGACTTCTACAAAAAGTTCTTAGTTAACTTAAAGAATGCTAACTTGTACCATTATATGCCAGAAGCTGGAATGATGGATATGATTATCCCAGGTACTAATATGAAATTAATCGCAGTTGGTGGTTTGGATGGAACTGACAAATTGGTTGCAACTCATTTGACTAACTTATTTGTAGGTACTGACCTTGCAAATGAAGAAGAGCAATACAAATTTGTATTCGACCCAATTTCTGAAAACGTATATTTCAAAGCTAAAATGAAGTATGGTGTTCAGATTGCATTCCCTGACGAAGTAGTTTATTTCACCCTTTAATTTATATAAGATATGCCGTGTTTAATTTCTCAAAGTTTTGCCCTTGATTGCAAAGATGCAGTCGGTGGCGTTAAATCTATCTATCTTGTTAACTGGGCTAAAACTGGCTTTACAGTAGCAAGTGGTGAAGTTACGGCAACATCAGTAGCAAGTGGGGATGTTTACACTTATGACATCCCTAAGGCGACTGCATCAATGACTAACACAACCAACGTATCTGTTGAAAACGGCACGGTTTTTAACCAATGTGACGTGGCTTTCAAATTGCGTAGGTTGTCAACTGCTAAGCGTAACGAGTTAAAATTGTTAGCTCAAGGACGTGTTTTCACTATCGTAAAAACCAATAACGATGAGTATTGGTTGGTAGGTAAAGAAAGCGGTTGTGATGTTAGTTCAATGGTTGCAAACACTGGTGCTGCGTTTGGTGATTCTACTGGTTATGAAGTTACACTTCAGGCTATGGATATCGAACAACCATACAAGCTGCAGAGTAGCGTAGTGACTACATTAGGAATATAAATTTCTGTCTTGTTTTCATATGTGGGGGGTGGCTTAGGTCACCCCTTTTTTATTGTAACAAATTACTTTATTTGCTAATATACTTATAATGCTATTAATCACTAAAGGGGAAACAAAATTTTGGTACTTGACACTTACAGAAAAGGTCACTATAAGCAACCCAAAGTTTTTGTTTTATTTAACACATCGACAAACGAATAAAACGTATGCTTTTATTTTAAGTGATGTTAGCACTTTTACTGAGCGTTATAATAAGTTTTCTATTAACGAAAACACATACGATTTTTTTGAAGGTGAGTATATGTATCAAATTTACGCTCAAACTTCAAGTGTAAACTTAAATCCAGCACTTGCAAATGAGCAAGTAGAAAGTGGAATTTTAAAAGTTCAATTATCAAGTACAACAACAGACGAATATAATCCAACATTAATAGAAAAAATATATGAGTAATTCAAACGAATTTATGGCTGGTTTTACTGGTTGCAAAGTAATCAGTAATACATCAGCAAACACGGGTCGATTTAGGGGCTTTGTCGTTAATAGTGACGCAGTAGTATCTGCGATTTCTTTCGATGGTACATCTTTAATGACACAACTTGGTTTAACTGGTGTAACTTTAAAGCAAGGTATTTTCATCACTTTGCCAGAAGAACAAATCATAACGTCAATTACGCTTACAAGCGGTTCAATCGTTTTATACAACGAATAAAATGTTTGGTGTTAGCTTAGGTATTCGTGTAGGTAATACCAGTATTTCAGGTGGTGTTACTCCATTGTTATTAGATTTATACCCATCAGCAGCAGCAGCGTATTCAGTTCGTAAATTAAGAACGGCATATAGTGGTAGTGCTATTCGTGTAAGACGGTCAAGTGATAATACTGAACAAGATATTGGATTTGTAAATAATGTATTAGATACATCTGCATTAACTACCTTTTGTAGTGGCACAAACGGATTTGTAACAACTTGGTATGACCAAAGTGGTAACAGCAATAATGCAACTCAAGCAACGGCATCAAAACAACCACAAATTGTAAATAGTGGGAGTATTATAAATGTAAATTCTAAACCTTGTTTGCAGTTTACAAATTCATCAAATCAATTTTTGACAAATTCAACACCAATTTTTACTTTTACTGGAAGTTCAACACTATTTCATACTTCAAGAAATAGAAATACTTCTTTAAGTCAATTTGGTTCAATTATATCTCAAGGAGGAACAAGCCTTCAAAATGGTTTAGGTATACAATGGCAACAATATTATTCAGCATCAACTCAAGCATGTACTGATTTATATGGTATTTCTGGTATTAGTACAAGTAGTACACAATCATCAAATACACAATATTTAGCCACATTTCAATGGACTAATTGGTCAACGCATAGAACAAATGGCAATAGTATAATTGCTATTAACGGAGTAAATCAATCATTATCTACATATAGCGTATTAAATCCTTATACTTTACTTGCAAATCCAAATAGAATAGGATCATTTGATGGCACATCAGGGGGAGGTTCATTTTTAGGAGATATTCAAGAAATTGTTGTATATACATCTGTATTTACGCAAACGAATATAGACGGAGCAGAATCTAACATAAACACATACTATGGCATTTATTAACGGATATCAATACACTACAGAAACCGAAGCCATCGCAGCACAAACGCAATGCGATACTTTCTACGGCATTCCAAAAACACCAACGGATATAACTAAACATTGGATAAGTTATAATTTTGCAGAATTAAACCAACCACAATTTTGGTATATTATATTTGATGAATCACTTTTGCCAATTCTTGGACAACCAATAGAATTTCAAGTAATACAACCACCATTCCCACCAATAGGATAATAATGAGCCTACCAATATCCTTTGAAGAATTTAAAAAGAACCCTATAGCAGCGGTGGCTTTTTGTATGCTTTTAATTGTAGGCTATCTTTACTATGATTCCGAGAATACAAAGAAAGCCATTATTTCAAAGTGTGAAAATGAGAATATAAAAATGGGCGATAGGTTGCACAAAATGGAACGTCAACAAAAGCAAAGCGATTCGTTATTGGCAGTATATTCATATGAGATTAAATTTTACTTGAATGCTATTGAAGGGTATTCAGAAACAATAGAACAAAAAAAATGACAAAATTTAACGACACGGCAGCCGATAGTAGCAGCATAATTTCAGTAGTGAGTGCCTTTGCATCAATAAGCACAACGGCTCAACCTATTATTTCGGCATTGGCTGGTTTAGTGGCAATCATTTCGGGGTTATTTGCCATCCGTTATTATATAAAAAAAACAAACAATTTATGAAAATATTTGAAATCTTCAAAGGTGATAAAGGCGAATTTAGCTCAAAGCGATTAATCGGCATTGTCGGTGGTTTAGCTTTAATTGGGGCGATGGTTTACCACAACACCGATAAACTAATTGAAAGCGTAGAATGGGTTGTTATTCTAACATTGGGATTCACAAGCGTAGATAAATTTGGCAACAATGGAAAACAATAAGTTCGCACTCGACCGACTTTCTTTTGCTGGTATTTCTTTGCCTACATTTAAAGAAAATAAAACAAAAGGGTACACAACTTTTGGTGAGGATAACTTATATCCTCAAAAATTGATTGACCTTTACAACAAAAGCCCTAAGCATAACGCTATTGTTAACCAAAAATCATCTTATATTGCTGGTGAATCATTTGAAATTTATGCAGATGACACGCTAAACAAGGCAAAAGCATTCGACAAGTTAAGAAATATCAATGCTTTTGAAGATTATGAGTCGTTTAATACCAAGATTTCACAAGATTTTGAACTATTTGATGGCTATTATATTGAAGTGATATGGAACAAAGCCAAAACAGAGATTGCAGAACTTTATCATTTACCCTTTCAGAACGTTAGATTAGGCAAAGATTGTGCGTATTACTCAGAAGACTGGTCAAATAGCCGTGAAGCCGTAATTGAATATCCTTTATTTAACCCTACAACAAGGGAAAATAAACAAGTATATGCCTTTAAAATGTATAGAGCTGGTCAAGGGAAATATCCTTTGCCAAGTTATATAGGTGCTTTAAAGTATATAGAGATAGACGTAGAGATAGGTAACTATTATTTGAGTAATATCAAAAATGGATTTTTTGCACAGACAGTAATTCAAATGTTTAAGGGTCAACCAACGCCCGAAGAAATGCGAATTGCAAAACGTCGTTTCAAAAAGAACTATCAGGGTGCAGAAGCTGAAGAAAGTGGTGGTCTTATCATTATGTATAATGAGCAGAACGAAAAACCTGCAGAAATTACCAACTTACAACCGTCTGACTTTGATAAACAATTTCAACAACTGAACGACCAAGTTCAAGAAGAAATCTTTGTAGGGCATAGAGTAAGTACACCCGTTATTTTTGGAATAGCAACGCCTGGCACATTAGGTCAGCGTAATGAAATAATCGAAGGTTACGAGTTATTCCAAACATCGTACATAGAACCACGGCAAAAAATAAAAGATTCGTCTTTTAACGTGGTATTTCAATATATGGCTGATGCTAAATTAAAAACTACTAACAAGCCACCAATTGGACAAGATTATATTTTATTATTTGAAAAAGGTATTCTTGACAAAAACGAAGTTCGCAAAGAATTAGGTTTTGCCATTGTAGAAGAAGTTGCAATGTCTAAAAAGCAAAGCGACCAAGATGTTTTAAATTTATTTGCTGAGTGTGGAGTTTCAAAAGATGACTATGAACTTTGTAAATTTGAATTTGCAACTGCATCAGAAACTGCCATTCTACAAATCTTAAATGCAAACGATGGTATAACCGTAGGCGAAATTGCAAAGTACGTTAACATCGACGCTCAGAAGGTAATGGATGCAATCACTCAAATGATTGACGATGGCTTAATTAATTCCGACAATGGCAAACTTTCAACTTCACAAAAAGGTACACGTGAACTTAGTAAAAGTGTAGACACTCAAATTGAGTTAAGATATGAGTATGGTTTAGATGCTGCCTTTACTGGAGAGCCTGAATTGATAGATACAAGCCGTGATTTTTGCCGTCAATTGATAGGGTTAAATAGATATTACACACGCACAGAAATTGACACGATTTCAAGCCGTGTTGATAGAGATGTGTGGAAAGAAAGAGGTGGGTGGTACACTATACCTGACACCGACGTACACATTAACCATTGCCGTCACGCTTGGAATAGTAAATTAGTAAGAAAAAAATTATGACAAACTTTGTTTATTTAATTAGCACTACTTATCTTAAAGATAATAGCCCTATCAACGAGAATGTTGATGATAAATTACTCAAATCTGCAATCAAAGAATCACAAGAAATTTATATTCGTGATATCATTGGTAGTGGATTGTATAATGAGTTGCAAACACAAGCATTTGCGGGTACATTATCGGCTAATAATACGAACCTTTTAGACACTTATATTGCACCTTGCTTAAAGTATTACACCTTAACCGAATCAATGCTTCCTATGACGTTTAAAATGCTAAATAAGAGTGTTGCAAGTCGTAATAGCGAGAATGCAACGCCAATTACTATTGACGAAATGACAATGATTGAAAGAAGGTATAGGGATAAAGCTGAGTACTATGCAAATAGACTGCGTGATTATTTACTTGCGAATACCAATATATTTCCATTATTTTTGAATAGTGGTGCAACAAGTGATACCATTTTCCCTCAGGACGTACAAGTTTTTGGAGGAATTTATTTACCAAACAATGACTGCGACGAAAGATATTATTTCATCCGACCTTAAAGGCAAGGTAAGGGAAAAAAACGAAGCCAAACTTTTAAAATTTATCAATGACTCTAAACCAAATAATCAAGGAAGTCCAAGTAGCATCAGAAAGCCACAAGCAAATAAATAACTTTGTTTGCGGTGAGAATGCAATGGCAGAAGAAGAAGTGAAATTTTACCCTTTAGTTTGGTTAGTACCGAATGGTTTTGACTTTGATTCTGAAGGGAAAACAGTAACTTACCAATTTTTGATGCTGGTTATTGATCGACATTTTGAAAGTCAATCCAACTTAATAGAAATTTTATCGGACACGGCTTTAATTTTACAAGACATTATAACACTATTAAAAAGAAATGCTTATGAAGAATCAATTGGGTGGTCAACAAACGCCAAAGCCGAACCATTCATCGACGGCAAAACTGATGTCATTGCTGGTTACGGGCTTGAAATTAGTTGTGTTGTGCCTTATCTTGAAAGCTATTGCGACATTCCTTTGTGATGTGGGCGGTGGTTCTAATATTTCCCGTAGCTTTGTTGATACTACTTACAAAGTGGAGTACAAAGAGAAAATTAAAATCATCAATAAAGAAAAAATCAAAATAGAAAAAAGATATGACACGTTATTTATGTATTTTCTTGATAGTCCTTACTCAACAAAACTACTCGATAGCACAATCAATTTGCATCGACTCATCGACAGTCAAGAACGCAAACTACTATTTAATTAAAGGTGCAAAAGCTCGTGAATTAAATTTGCTTTATCAAAGGCGAATAGAAATGGATAGCACTTTAATTGAATTTCAAGATAGTTTGATAAGTGATTTGGAATTTGTGATATGCGAGATTGAACAAGACCAAAAGAAAATCAAAAAATATAGTTGGTACGTCACTATTTATTCAATAATTGTGACGCTATTTTTATTCTAATGAACAACAACGTACACATTTTTTTAGTACCTTTTGAGCAAAGAAAGGTATTATTGTTATCGGACTTACATTGGGATAACCCTAAATGTGATAGAGTATTACTTAAGAAACATTTAGACTTAGCACTTAAAGGTGGTAACGATGTGCTATTAAATGGCGATACTTTTTGCTTGATGCAAGGACTTTACGATTTTAGAAAATCTAAACAAGACATTCGACCTGAACACAATGTAAATAATTACTTAGATGCCGTTGTAAACGATGCAATTGAATGGTTTAAACCCTATGCAAAGATTATTAAAGTTGTTGGTTATGGTAATCACGAAACTAACATAATTAAAAGACAAGAAACGGACGTAATACAACGCTTTGTTTTTGGGTTAAATCGTGAGTGTGGAACTGAAATACAAGCTGGTGGTTATGGTGGTTGGATAATTTATCAATTTAAAGACGTTACAATAAGAAAGACTTTTAAAATCAAATATTTTCACGGGTCAGGTGGTGGTGGACCAGTTACAAGGGGGGTTATTCAGTTTAATAGAATGAGTACTTTTATTGATGGTGCAGATATGATATGGATGGGTCACGTTCACGAATGTAATGAGGTCATTTATACATCTGAATTTTTAAATAAAAATCACAATGTTGAACTTCGCAATATTTTGATGGTTAGAACTGCAACTTACAAAGAGGAATATAACAAAGGTTTAGGAGGTTGGCACGTTGAACGTGGGGCAACGCCAAAACCATTAGGTGGTCGTTGGTTAGAATTAAACCCTGAACGAATAATCAAAAATAAAGTTGAAAGAGTTACACTTAACGCAATGACTTATCGAGCATGAGCAACATAAACCCGTTACACTACAAAGGTGAAATAGAGTGCATTGACGCAATTAAAAGTACAATGAGTCAAGAATCCTTTAAGGGATATTTAAAAGGCAATGTAATGAAGTATATATGGCGTTATGAACGCAAAAACGGACACGAAGATTTACTAAAAGCACAATGGTATTTAAATAAATTAATCAATGAAACTAAAACAAATAATCTTTAACGACTACTACAAAGAGGTCGCACCCAAAAAACAAATATACTTGCATCACACGGCGGGTACTGGCAACGGCGATAATGTTTTCGCAATTTGGGAAAATGACAAAATCGGCAAAATAGGTACGTGTGTAGTTATTGGACGTGATGGTACAATTTTTCAGGGATTCAAATCTGAACATTGGGCGTATCACTTAGGGCTAACAAGCGGAACTTTTAAAGCAAATAGTTTACCATTTTTGAACTTAGATAAATTATCTATAGGTATTGAAATAGTTAACTGGGGTTACCTTGTTAAAAAAGGCGATAAATTTTATAGTTACGTCAACTCAGAAGTACCGGTTGATCAAGTTTGTGAATTAGCAACACCATTCAAAGGACAAAAGTACTGGCAAAACTACACAGATGAACAAATAGCATCGGTTGTGGACTTGTTAAAACTTTGGAAGGATAAATACGGAATAGATTTAACTTACAACGCAGATATTTGGGACGTTACTAAACGTGCGTTAAGTGGTGTAAATGGCGTATTTACACACAATAGCGTACGCAAAGACAAAGCCGATGTTTACCCACACCCAAAACTTATTGAAGCCTTAAAGACGTTATGAAGCAAGTTGATTTATCTGACATAGGCGTAAAGAAATCGTTATTTGATGACTTAAAAACCCCTGACATTAACGGTATTATCGTTGATTGGGGCAATGATTTAATTACGGCACTACGGGATAAATTAGCAAAGAACAAAAGCAATGCAAGTGGATCACTTTCTGCTGACATTAAGCCCGTTATTCGTGCAAGTGCAAAGGGCGTGAACTACATAGTGATAATGAACGACTACTATATTAACGTAGAAGAAGGGCAACAACCTAAACAAGTAGCATATAAAGATATTTTGCAATGGATGAAGGAGAAACGACGTTATGGTGTGTTTAAATCGGCTTTCAATAAAGGTATAGAAAGTGTAATTGCAAAGGTAATTGTAAAAAATATAGGTCAAACTGGTACAAAAGCACGTCCTTTTATTGCACCTACCTTAAACCAAAAGCGTTTAGATACGCTATCACAGTCAATCGCTGACCACTTAGCACAAAAAATATTTACATAAATTGTAAAATAAATTTGCATATTAAAAAACTTTTTGTATTTTTGTTCTATGGAAATACAAGAAGTAATTAATCAAATCAAATTAAACAAGCGTCACGGCATCGTTTCAAAGGTGTCTGCACGTACTGGCATCTCTATGCCTACGGTTAGGAAATACCTTAATGGTGATGTAATCCAACCTAAAGCCCTTATTGTTTTAAATACTGCACTTCAAATCATTAAGGAGGAAAAAATATGAGTTACGTTGTTTTTTCCCTTGCTAAATGTCACTTGTGTGATGGTGACTACGATTTTGAATATGACGCTGAAATTGTACAACAACTAATTATTGACGAATACCCTGAAGATTTAATTCCTTATACCTTTGTTAGTCACGACGAAGATGGTTTAAGAGACGAAGCCATTGACTGGCATTTATTCGATGAT